ACCAGAATAGTTAGCTAAACCTTGTGTAGTAGATACTGAAGAGTTGTTGTCAGTTCTTCTAACATTAAATCCTATACCATCAGCCGCACTGTCCCAGTGGGTACTAGATTGCCCATACAAAAGTATATCTGTAATTTTATTTGTATCTCTAAATTTACTGTCAGTAGCCGCATCATTACCTGAAGGCAACTGAAAAACTACTTCTAGTTCTTGTGCCATTGATGGGTGTTTCAATGCAACTTTATATTCTCTACCGTAGTTTGTTAGTTTACAAACAATTAAAAACTCTTCTACTTTAGCCGCAGACGTTGTACTGTCAGCCGCTACTGTTGTTGCTGTGTTAGCAATAAATGTATAATCAGCAATGTTAACTAACTTAAAGTTTTCTCTAGGGTTTGTTGAAGTTAGATAACTTGAACCACTTGCAACTGTAACTGTTTTTTCATTACCATCTAAATCAAATACTTTAATTCCACCATTGTATAATGCTACAATGTATTGATTATCTGCATCTCTTTGTATTTGCCAAAATTTTGTTTTATTAGAATAAATATTATTACTGTCTAATGTTGCTACAAAATCTAAAGGAGGTCTTTTAGATAGACCATCTACTAAACCATTTTGTAAATTTACTTGGTCTTCTCCCTGATTGATACCTCTTTGTGTTGGTGTCTGTTGAGACAAACCATTTAAAAAGTTAGGAATAGATTGTGAAACAACACTTCCCATAATTAGTAATGCCTTCTAGTGGGTCTATGAATTATAGAGAAGGTATTGCTATCACCTTCAAGCATATTAATGTCACTCTCTTGGCTATCTGCTTGATGAAATGACATAAGAGCTTCATTCTCATCTTGACCAATTAATTGTGTAATTTCTTTATCACCAATAAATCTAGCCGCAAATCTTCTTGCCGCTTTTAAAGTAATATATTGTCTAGCGTATTCTGGTAAATCATTAAACTGTTGTACTAAAACTAAATCAACAGATTTAGGTGCTGTAGTAAATACGTCTGTATGGTTTTCCATATCGTATAAATAGCCACTTCTAATAGTGTAATTTAGGTGTCTGAATTGAGAGTTTGCGTCAGCCTTTACGCAGTTTGAAGGTAGGGGTACTTTGCTGTCACTGTCTAAAGATAGTGATTTATAATTTGTATGTGTGTTAAAATTCCACCCTTGTGATTGGATAGACATAGATGTTTCATTAAGAATATTTTTTGCTGTACTTACGTCAACTGTAGTAGTGCCTGTGATACTGTTCACTGGTGCTTCTCCGATTGTAGAGAGCATTATATTTACAGCTTGTAATTCGCTAGTAGGTGTAATTTGTGTAGTCATCTATCCTTTGTGTTAAATTTTGTGTAAGAACACTGGGCGGATTGTCAGTGTTAATCTCCGCCCAATGTAGGTAAAGAGGGACTATGCCGCTTCTTTAATTCCGACTGCCGCTTCTGGTCTTAATACACCATGACCCATGCTGTATTTAGCAACCATTAACGTACCTTGTCTTCTGATGTCGTACTCTTTTTCAACAGCTAAATCCATTAGCTTAACAGTTCCGACTGCTGAAGGGTGAGATACAAGAGCAACAAAGTTAGATAGGTCAACTGCTTGAGGAGTTGAACCACCATTAGTTGCTGAACCTGCGTCTGCACCTGAAGTAACATTAGAAGCTACAAAGTGAGGAACTGGTACTAATTCAATTCCTGCAATTTTTGTAACTTTTCCTGATGCAACACCACCATTAGCACCACCACTGAAGTCAACATTGACTGCATTAGTAGCATTCGCTAATTTGTAGTATTCTTCAAGTCTCATAAAGCATTTTCTGCCTTCTGAAGGAACGTAGTTTGCATCAAGCTCTTTAGCCGCCGCAAAGATAGCATCTATCATTGCATTAGCCGCAGTAGCATCTGTAGCAGATGCAATGCCTGTGTTTACTACGTTAGTTGTAGCGTCTCCACCAGTTACGTTTGCACTAGCTAGAGTTGCTTGACCAATAGTTTGTAAGATATGCTTATCTTTTTGGAAAGATAATGCTCTACCCATTTCAGTAGAGTACGCACTTCTTACGTCCCAATGGTTTTTTGCTTCTTCGATATTCGATACGAATACTGAAGATATTAAAAGGTCATTAATTGTAATAACCTTTTCGTTTGAGTTAACTGCAGAACCTAATATTTCAGCACCAACTGCGTGATATTCCGCACCAATTCTTCCCATTACTGGAAAAGATGCAGATTTGCCGTTACTGATACTTCTTACCATATCAGCACCTTGTGTTTTTGAAGCTCTGTCAAATGAAGTAATTACTTCACCTGCGAATACTTTTAAAAACAGGGCATCATCACGAGTTACACCGCTATTAGCATTTCCGAATTTAACTGGATTTGCGTTTGACATGTGATTGTCTCCTTTTTGATGTTAGTTTATAAAAGCCTCTTCAATAAAGTTATTTAGTCAAGATTGTCCTCCGCAGAGGGTCAAGTTATTTGGCTAAATTAAAGTTGGCAGTTGCCACGCATAAGCGTTGCACAACTATTTTTTAGCTACCATTATGCTTTCGCAGTTTTGGCGGCACGTTTGAATTGTTTAGCAGTAGGTCTTCCTTTAGTACCTGCTGTTCGCATTTTCTCACCTGAACCTGCTTTAATTCTAGCACGTTTCTTATGAATGTTGGCGTATAATCCGTTCTTTGCCATTATGCTTTTTTCTTCTTATTCATTATTTTAGATTTTAAAGCGGCAGGTAATCTTTTCTGTCCACCTTTTAATACTTTACTTGGTTTCTTTGGTTTCTTTCCGTACATATCTATCTCCTGTTATGTTAAATTATAAATCTGATTTAGCTAATTTATCTTGAACCATTGCTTGATAAGCAGGGTCTTTTGAATACCTGTCATCACCCATAGCGGCAGTAACTTCAGCCCAAGACCTATAACCATCTTGTCCTGTAATTGTACCTTTACCTTCTACGAGACTTGGTTCATTACCATTTGCACTTTCAAATTTAGCTTTTAATCCTACGACTGCTAACTTTGCAGTTTCAATATCTTTAGAATTAACGGCTGTATTGTAAGCTGTCTTTTCTTGTTCGGACATATTCTCTGCCGCCCAATTAGACATTTCCGCATACGCATCTGAACCACCTACCATGTCTTTAATAGATGTTGATTGTTGGTCAGCAATTGCTTTTTGACCTTCAATAAACTGGTTTACATAATCTTTAGGTATACCTGCTTTTTCTAATGCTTCGTATGATTTTGCATCTAGTTCACCTTTTTCATTATACTCTGTTGCAAGGTTATCCATATTTAAACCTGCACTCTCAACTGCCTTTTCAGCAACCTCTAAATCATTTTTAGTTTCTGCTTTAGGAGCTTCTTCTTTAGGTGCTTCTTCTTTGTTGTCACCAAGTTTCTTTTCTAACTCTGAATATGACTTTGCTAAATCTTCAACACTGTTGAATTTTTCAGGTAAGCCTTCAGGTTTACTTTGTGTAACATTATCTTCTACTGGTTTTTCGCTAGTAGTTTCTGCTTCTTTTATTTCTATTGTATCTACCATTTGTATTTCCTTATTGTGGTTTAGTTAGATTGTTTGCAACTTGAGGAATGGCTTTCTCTGCCATTTGCATCATCTGGTCATTTTGCATTTGCTCTTCTTGAGCCGCTTGTTCTTCTGCTAGTTGCTCTTGTGATTTTAATAAACCATCTGTATCAATCCCTAAACCAATAGCGATACGTTTGATTAAATCATCAGGGTTTAATGCCTGAACAACTTGCGGATTTATCTGTGCAAGATTTCCTATCTCTGCAACAAATTCTCTTAATTTTTGTAAATCATTTCCTCTACCTAATGCTTCAATACCAGTAATAATAGTTGGCTGAACTGTTCCTTTAGGTAATTTTGGTATTTCATTTGCTTGTTCCATTCTTTTCATCAGTATTGAAACTAATGGTAGTTGGAACTCTTGTGATAATAATGAATAAATACCACCCATAGCAGTCTCTAATTGCTCTGCCATGTATCTAATTTCTTGTGCAGTTACTCTTTCTGCATCTCTTTGTATAGCTGTGTGTAGTAAGAATGCGTAAGACATTCTTTCTTCTAATTTAGCAATACTTCTTTCTACTACCTGTAAATCATATTGTTTCTGTGCTTGTAGTACAGACACATCTTCAGCCGTACCAGTAATAATGTCACCATTTCTAGTTTGTGCTAAATCTTTTTTTCTAGTAACAGAGTTAGGTCTAACCATAAATACTATTTTAGATGATGCCGCCGCACTCTCTACAAGTGCTTGTGATAATCCTTCTAATGATTTTAAGTCACCTAAAAATTCTTCTACATATCCTCTGCCGTAATCTTCATTGTCAACTCTAACCATTCTTAATGCTTGGTAAGGCATTCTTTCTTTTTTAAATGTACCAACACTAGAAGGTATTTTAATTCCGTTTACTTCTTGGCAAACATAAAACTCTTCTTCATTTAATTTATAAATATGTGTGTATAGTTCTATGTTTTCATCAGACTTATAATCTGGGTCAGAAATAACTTGTTCTGATACTTCTTGACCTAAAGATAAAATACTAGCTTTCTCACAAATAACTATTTCTAATACATTACCTGACGCATCTCTTCTAACTACATACTGTGATAAAGGAAACACTCTCATGCTACCTTTTTTAGGTAAGTAAGTTAATACATTACCACCAACAATCAGATGTTTTAATGCTTCAAATACTGAAACTCTTAATGCTAGTTGTTCAATTTTACCTGACACTTCTTTTTCTATTACAGACAAAGACTTTTCTATGTCAGTCTTCATGTCTTTATTTTCTTCTAATTCTTTTTTAGCGTCACCTGTAATTGATAATCTAAAAAATGGGGAGTTAGGGGGAAGCAATAATAAAAGAAGTTTACTTGCTAAATTGTTGACACCTCTTGCACCAACTGATTGGAATGGATTGTATAAATCATCTGAAGATGTAAAGCCTTCAGGTTTAATAAGTGATGGGATAGTTAATTCGCTACACTCTTCTGCTCTATCTAAATAATGTTCTCTGTCTTGTTGTAGTTTAAGATATCGTTCTTTAGCTGTATGAGCTTTCTGTAAACTACCTGTGTATTCCATCTAATTAGACAGTAGTGTTAGTAGCTATGTTTAAACCTGAAGAAGTATTTAACGAAGAAGTACCTGCCTTCTTTGTTTTTTTCTTCTTAATGTTTAAATCCTGTTCATTCGCTGTAACCAACTCTGGTGCAGTTTGTTCACCCACAGTTTGTGAAGTATTAACTGGTGTTGGAGCAGGTTCAGGAGCAGGTGGCATCTTTGGTTTTGACATGCACATATTATTTATCCCTCTCTTTAAGTGTGTTGATAAAATTAACTACGTCCCTTTGACCTGCTTTAAAATAAATAGTTTTAGTATCATCTTTTAAATCAGGTGATTTTTCAGGGTAAACTTTGTTTAATAACTCTATAAAGTCATTAACATTTTCAGGCAGAACTAAATCTTCCATTACGTTTTTCATCTAAAAGTGTAAGGTTAGTCCCAAAGATTACCTGTGACAGTACCTTTGTTGTATTCTGTAGCTCTATTCTCAAAGAAATTAGCATGTTCTACGCCATTTAATACCCAATCTAACCACGCTAATGGGTTCTCTTTGACACCATAATTAGGTTTTAAAGATAACTGAAGTAATCTTCTATCTGCTATATATCTAATATACTCTTTAACTTCTTCAGCTTTTAATCCTCTAATACCACCCATAGAAAACGCTAAGTCAATAAACTTATCTTCAAGGTCAACCATGTCTCTAGCTGTTTGATAGATACTTGCTTTAAATTTTTCTGTCCAAATATTTGGGTTTTCTTTTATGATTTGATGAAACAATTTAATCATGCTTTCAACATGGTGTGTCTCATCTCTAATAGACCAAGTTACGATTTGGCACATTCCTTTCATACGTCCATATCTTTGGAAGTTAAGAAGCATGACAAATGATGCAAACAACTGTAAGCCTTCACCAAATGCAGAGAAACAAGCTATCTCTCTAGCTAGTCCTTCAAGTCCTTTACCTTTAGATGTAAATAAATACTCATGCTTATCAGCCATTTCTTTGTATTCTTGAAACGCTTTGTATTCCTTATCAGGTAATCCAATAGTATCATTTAATAAAGAATAACTATGTGCATGGTTTGCTTCACTAGAAGCTATTGCAGATAACATCATTCTTATTTCAGGTGATTTAAACTGTGGAATATATTTATCTAAATAGGCTTGTGCTATATCAACATCTCCTTGTGTAAAGAATTTTAATATTTGTCCTATTAAATTTTTCTCTTCGGTACTTAATCTTTCATTCCAATCTCTAACATCTTCATGCAATGGCACTTCACTAGGTAGCCAGTGCATTTTCTGTTGCATATCGTATGATTGAAATGCCCATTCGTAATCAAAGGGTTTGTAGTATGCTCTCTTCTTAAATAAACTCATATTAATAACTCAATCCCTTCTATTATAATTATTATTAACAACTCCACTGCTAGGATTGTGTGATACACAGTCCATAACACAGATTGTTTTACTTTTCTTTTACGTCTCTTCTTTCGTGGTTTACTAAAACCATTAAAAATACTTTCATCTGTCATTTTTATAACCAAGCCCTTTCTTTCTATCTCCGTATAATTTTTGCCATGACCAAGATGTTAATGCTGTAGAGTAATGATAAATAATTTCTAATATATATTTTTTCATATTAGTGTTCCTACTATTACTCCTAATAGAAATCCTACCCATGCACCCACTAATCCTTCTCGGTAATACAAAGACAGTACGCTTAATTCTTTAATTAATTTTTTCATTATTCACACGCTAAGCAATCTGCTTCTGGTATGATTGTCCTTTCTACTTTTTTTGATACTAACTCTGCACGTTTGATTGCTTCACTTCTGCAATAGTACAAAGTTTTTATTTTTCTTTTCCAAGCTAACATGTGTATGTCATGTAACTCTTTAATGTTTACATCAGCAGGTACAAATACATTTACTGACTGACCTTGACACACATACTGTTGTCTGTCTGACGCATGTTCTATTATCCATTGCTGATTAATTTCTATAGATGTTTTAAATGTATCTTTTTCATAATCAGATAATTCATCTAAATGTAATACTGAACCTCTTTGTGCTACAATAGATTGCCACACTGCATCAGTGTTCATGCCTTTTTTCTCTAGCAACTTTTCTAAATATTTATTTTTAACTAGAAAAGAACCTGACATAGTTTTCTGTACATAAGCGTTAGCTCTGTATGGTTCTATTGATGGTGACGTAGTACCACAAATAATAGAAG